AGGAGAGGAGCAAAAGGCACAAGAGTTTTCGCAATACCAGCAAGAGTATCTCCCACTTTGCTTCCACCGATATGACGAACCATTCCACCACTCTTCGCACCACCACTCTTCGCACCTCCTTTCTTCTTTCTTCCTAAACCCATTAGTAGAGGAGCAAGAGGAAGCAACTCTTTGCCTACATTTCCAGCATCACCCAAGAAATCGTTAAATGAATAACCACCAACAGCACCATCTATTCCTGCGTAAGAACCGCCTGAATGAACCGCCATTCCACTATTCATATTGATGGGTGGATACGCAGGACTATTTCCACTAATTACATATTTTTGACCTGCTGGAGAACCTCCACCAATCTTTTCTCCGTGAAAATTACCGAGTTTCTCTTGAAACATCGTTGGAGCGTATGCTGTTCCTGCTTTACGCCAGTGTTTTTCGTCCATCTCATTTAACAAATGAACCAACTTCTTGTTGTAAGGACTATCGTAAGTAATATTCGCTTGGGGCATTATTATATATATTATAAACAAAATAATATATCTAAAGATGTGCTAAAATACCAAAGTTGCTATATTGAATATTTATTTGGAAAAGGGACTTAATAGTGTTTCTTTAATTTACCGCCTGAATGAACGCCACCGCTCATCTCCATACCACCGCTGGTTGCCCCACCAATATGATGACCCTTGTGGTGCTTCATCTTCATTCCACGAATAGCAGTCAAGGCAGAGTTCAACATATTTCCACCAGTCATACGAGCAACTTCGCAAGAGGTCATCGCAGATGCTTGGTGAGATGATTTGGCGGACAAGACCATCTCCTTTGTAAGAATACCTGTGTAAATAGCAGAGACACCTGATTGGGTGGTGAAAATACCGCTATTGACGCAAATTACGATAATTTCAGGAGTGATGCTGAAACCAAATTGGTTAGTAACACTACATTGGAATTGGAAGTTGTAGTTTCCAAGAGAACCGCAAGAAATATAGTCAGGAAGAGACAAATCGTAAGCAGGGTTGAGAACAAGAAGAGAACCAGTTGTGGAGACCAATTTACCACGACCAGTTGTATTTACATTCACAAGTGCTTGACCGCTAAACTCTTCCCAAGATTGAGTGCTTCCGTTGCGGACAGACAAACGCCACAAATCGTATTGAGAAGCAGAAGAAAGAAGACCTGACTGGTTATTCAAGTTGATGCTGATGTTGTTAATCGTCAAGAAAGAACTGGTATTATACCAGCGTTGCTGGGACATCGGCACACGAACATTAATAAGGAACATATCAGGGATTTGGTTAATCTGTAAGTTGCTGGATGTAAGCGTGGAAGATGCGAGAGAAGCGATGGTAGGTTGATTTGCCGAGTTGGTTAAATAACGAGGGAAGTCCATATAAGGCACGATGTTCTTGGTTTGGATAAGGTCGCTTGGTTGAGTAGAAAGGAACTTGAGTAAGAGAGCAGGAGCAGATGGTTGATTAGCAATACCAATAGCAGTTGAAGTGGTGAAACCATTAGGAGAAGCAGATGTTCCAAGAGAAATGGCGGTGATGTAGTTATTAGCAGTTGAAAACAATCTCTTACATTGTGCGTCAATATTAAGGGTTAAAGTCATATTGTTAATGCCTAAAAGACCTTGAGTATTGTATTCAGGATGACCGAAGATGAAAGGAGAAAGGAAAAGAGGTTCAGTAACAACTGTAGAAACAACGATGACCCAAGTATCAGCAACATTCGTGGAGATAGGAGAACTATCAGTTCCACCAGCAGTAATGTTGTGGGTGATGGAAACAACAACAGGGAAAGAACCACGAGGAACTTGGTCTATATCGTAAGATGCGTTGTTGTAAGAAGCAAGAGGGTTATTATTAGCACCAACGGCATCAGCGTAAGCACCATACGCTTGGTCAGGAAGAGCAGGGGTCATACTGTTGTAGCGGTAAAGTTCTCTTGAGTTATTCATACGAAGAAGAGAAGGAAGAACATCTTGGGTGTTGATGGTTACAGTTGTGTTGTTAATCTGTGCTGTAGCAGTTGTAAAGAGAGAGTTAAGAGGAAATGCCTGAAGAGCATCAGTCAATCCGTAATCAAATACACTACTTCCTACAGGAACTTGGTTGGCGACAACGGAGGTAGAACCAGCGTTGATGGTGAAAGTAAGACCTGAAGTAAGAAGAACTGCTCTATCAATTACCACATTCTCACTTGGAACTTGGATGTTGAAAATGAGAGCAGAATTGGAAGCAGAAGTAGATGGAAAACGCTGATAAGTGGTTTGAGAAGCACCTGATTTGACGGCAAAATCCAAATCAGCAGTAATATCGCCTATAACGCTGTCTTTGACGAGAACAGTTTTGAAGTCACTCATATTATATTATATCTAAACAAAATAATATGGGTAGAAGAAAGATAATAGTTCGGTTAAAGTCCATTTCCAGCACCTCCTTTGAAAGATAGGACGCTTGTTTTTTTGATAAAGGCAAACTTAACAGTTACAGAACCACCACTATTCAAAGTAAATGGGATAAGTTGTCCTGTTTTTATTCTGTAAAAGATGGAAAGGTCTAAATTGTATAACGGACGATTTCCGTAAAGTGTTATATATCTGTATTGTGACGAAGGAAGATAAACAAGGGCAGGTCGGTAATTTCCAGTATCGCTTACTAAATCTGTGATAATGTTTGCCGTATCGGCGTTGTTTCCTCCTAAAACTATTTGGTTGTTATTATTATAAACAACTGGCGTTGAGACATTATTAGGTTCAATAGGAAGTGTATTAGATACAAAGACAATTGCTAAAATAGGCGACCAATTCTCAATCGTAGGGTATTCTTGATAAATATTGTATCCAACCCAAATATTATTAGGAACGGCGTTTGGAACAGTCACTTGGGTTGCGTTTGTTCCTCCAATATTCGCCAGTTCTATCTTAAAGTTCTTGCCGTTAGTAACCCCAGTATATCCTAAATATCTTGATGGGAATGAATTGAAGAGTTGGAAGCAAGGAGCATTCATATAAATATTGATGGGGTTTGAACCACTTGGTTGATTTACACAGAAGGCACTTTGTGCTGTTAATACGGCAGTATTGGATGTGCTGTCCCAATTGATAAAAGGAGCGTAAGAAGTTGTAACTGTTGAACCTGCTGGAGAATATGCTTGTGATTGAGGAATAGCAACACCAGCATTCGCCAATTGTGCTAAAAGAGAAAGGTTGCTATTTCCGTATGGATAAGCAGTTTGTCCTAAACCATCTTTACCCCAAGCACGAATAAAAGCAATCCATACTTGGTAAATAAAAGTTTGGTAAGAATAGCAGTTATAATATCCATTATCATTCACCTGAATACCATTCGTTCCTAAAGCAGTAGGGACTGGTGCGGAAGTATCCTGTGGTATCCACTGTATATAACTTTGTGAAGTGTAAGTAATACTGGTTAATGGGTCTGTGTAGGAAAGCGTAACTGAATAAATCGTTAAATTAACATCAGTAGGGACAGCAGGATAAGGATAAGTTGCCGAAGGTGTAATTGGGTTCGCTTGTTGTTGTGATAAAGGTTGAATACTGGGAATAAAAACAGGAAGAGAACCTGTCTCAACTGTAAAACGAAGAATGGATAAATAATAATCTTCAGGCACACTAATGAACGGCAAAGTTCTCTGTTCGTTGTAATAAAATGGTTGAGGAGGATTGGTCGTATTTTGAAAATTAGTTACTGTTAAATCAAAGTAGGACTGGTCGGCACTCACGCTATTCTTTACAAGGTTAAATTGCGACATATTATACTATACAAATAGATTATTTTTTGCTTCTAAATCTTAATAATCAGCACGAATACAATATTGAACTATATAATCTGCTGGATTGATTGATGTAGGCGTAATTGTTTGAGGCGTATTAGCACTTGAAGTAGATGCTGTTGCTGAAAGTGCCGTTATTGTTGGTGGATTTCTCTGCTGTCCTCCACTCGTTACAATATAAGTTTGATTAGCAGGACTGCCTGGCGTGGATGTTAGTAGAGTGCCTGTCGTAATCACATTATTCGCCAAAGTTGCCGAAAAACTAACATTCGCACTATTCGTCGTAAAATTAGGCATATTTGCTTCAACTACACTTACAGAAGCGGTTAAAGACCCTACTGACGCAGGGGTTTGGGTATTAGTGTTTGTTGCCGAACCACTTATAAAATAGTTTGTTAAATTGGGAACTTGAAATGTTCCTGCCCCAGTATTCTGTCCGTAAATTGTTCCTTTTCCAAGAACTCGGTAAAGTTCAGGGTATTTGGATGTAGAAACACTACCACCACCACAAACCAAAAACCCTGCTGGTGCTGTTTTTCCTAAAAATGATATGACTACGCCAACTGGTAAAGTATATCCGTTGTGTCCTAATGCTGAAATTGTCGCCATTTATATACTATTATACTATTTTATTTAGATTTAATTAGGCGTAAAATCCTGATTTTGATTTAATGATAAATACCATCGCTGTATTCGCAATAGTGAATGTTGCTGGTGAAGTATTATTTAATGTATAACTGACTGGGGTTTGGGTCACGCCACTTGAATAATTAAAAGTAGGGGTTGAGTTTTGAACGACATTCACCACATTCGTAAATGCTGGGACTTGTTCTAATGGATTAAAACCACCAACAAGGTCTTGGTCTGCTTGTCCTGTTGAAGAGTTCGTCAAACCTTCATCACAAGTTCCTGATACTGAACCTGATACAGACGCAGAAATAGCAGGTAATTGAGATGATGTTAAAAGAGTGGGAGCAAATGTTCCAGCAGATACGCTTGATGTAGTTGTCCTTGTCCCTATTGTGTTTGAACCTTGTGGAAATACTCCCACCATATTAGGAACATTAAAAGTAGTTCCACTTGCCGAACCAAAAGTCGTCCCAATTACTCTAAATAGTTCAGGATAATCTGTTCTTAAATAAGATGTTCCATCACAAATCAAATATTCTTGAGGTAGTAGTCCAGCAGTAGTTCCACCAGCGTAAGAAAATATTGCTCCTACTGGGACTGGGAATGATGCTTGGTATCCGTCTGTGCTTGTTGCCGACATTAATTTATATTATATCAGGATATTATTATAATACAAATAATTAAAAAATAAATCCACTCAATTGAGGGTCATTCAAATAAATATTATCAGGATTGGGAGGATAATAGGTTTGACTTGCTGGGATGATTGGGAATGTGCTTGTGGTTGCTACTGGAAGTGGTGGATTGCTTGGATAAAATGTATTCACAACCTTCATTATAGGTAAGAGAGTAAGAGAAGGAGGAGCAACTGAAACCGATGATAGTGTTGGGGTGATGGGT